CGTGAGAAAAATTACCTACTCTATAAATATTATCATCTTTATAATATTCATGAATTTTAGGTTGTAATGAAGAAACAGAATTTTCTTTAAAATTATTTCCTTCTATAAATGAAATATGAATCCAAGAAAAATTTGCTGTGTTATTTTCTAAACTTGTAGTAAATTCTGGTTTTATAAAATCTCCTTTTTCAGGATATTCCCATATTATTTGATGGTATAAAGGTAAATATTTTACACACCAATTAAAAATTTCTGAAGTAGGAGTATCATCAGTAGAAACTATATCAGCAGCATATCCATAGATATGTTGGCTATATTCTACTCCTTTCATTAATTTGTTTAATTCTTTATTTCTGTAAACAGAAGTTAAACCTATGTTGTTAAATTGATTATAAATTGGGTTAATACAATATTTAAATAATTTATGTAAATTAAGAATTATTTTATTTTTATCTAGTTCAGGTGTTCTATAATTATAATCAGATCCTGGAAGATTATTTATTGACTTTTTATGTGCTAAAGGAGAATATATACATTGTTTTAATGTAAAGTGTCCTTCAACTGGCATATTATTTAATATAGGAAGTTCCATTTTTTTTATATATTATTAATTTCTCCCATTTTTTCTTCTAAATTTGTACTCTCACTAAACCAATATGCTATATTTATAGAATCACCACTTTCAAATTGGGATATTTTTATTTGGTTATTGTTTTGTTTAGTTAAAATTTGATTTTCTGTTGGTGCTATGTCATAATAACTACAATCAGATCCTATTACTTTTTTCATAAAAATTAAATCTTTAATTCCTACATCAGGAATTGTAGCAGGAGATCTAAAAACTATATCTTCTGTAGTTGTTCTGTTTAATATATTTTCTGTTGGTATTTGTAGTTCTCTTTTTCCTTTTTTATTACCCATTATTATAACATATGTTTATAGGATGCTTCAATATCATCTGAAGAATCATTAGCACCTGTTTTTTCAAAATTTCTTATTTGTTGATCTGAACATAGATAAATACTTGAATCATCTTTATTTATGTTTTCTATTGTAAAATCACTCTCTGGATTTGATAAAGGATCCTGACCATTCCTTATGATAGTAATAGGACGACCTACATCTCCTCTATCACTCCAATAATCTTTAACAAATTCATTAGTAGCTATTTTTCCTTTAGTATTAATAGATCCAAATCTTATAGAATTACCATATCGTCCTTCTATTGTTATATCTCCTTCATAGGGAAATAATGGTTTTATACCTACTATTTCTCTAAAATGAGTTTTTGTAAATTCTCCTGTTTCTATCATTTTTCCCATTTCATCTAATGTCAAACCCCCAGGAAGAGCATTATGATGTGAAGATCCATGAATATTCATAGGAGGTAAATAATATTGTTTAACTGCTCCAATTTTATTATATGTATCTTTAGGTCCTATTAATATAAAAACTATCTCATTAACAGTAGGATATTGAGTAAAACCTTTCCATAAAGGTCTAGCTGTAGGAAGTTGTTGTGTTGTTAGAGGTTTAGGGGAAGATATTTCTGAATATCTAATAGTTCCAATATTAGAAAAACCTCCTGTCATTATTACTTCTTCAACACGTGCTATTTTTATTTTACTAAAGGCCATCTGGAGGATTTATTTTTTTTGGTTCTACTGTTTTTGATATTTCTTCAGCTACTTGTTGTAATTGTTCCATTTCTTCTTCAGTTAACATACCTCCATCTCCCGTATTAGTAGTACCTGTAGATAAACGTTGGACTATAGATGCCATTTTTATTAATTGATCATCATTTTTAACACTAATTTCCATATATTCTTTAATTAGAGGTACTACTACTGTAGCATCTCCTAAACTAGTAATAAGAGGGCGTAATTCAGCTATTAAAGCAGCTAATTGTTTTGATTTTTTATTTTGATTTTTATGAATTTCTTTTAATAAATCAGAAAATGATTTATCATCAAATATTATTTGGTTTAATGGATCCATAGCTATGTTTTATTATAAATATGGAAAAACTTAAATTCTTACATATCCTGTTTCTTTATATTCAAGATATAGTTTTTTATATAATTTTTTTAGTATTTTAGTTACTTTAGTAATAACAGGAGTATCTACTTCTGTCATTTCACGGATGTAGATATAAAGAGCTTTTTTATTAAATATTTCTAAATTTTCTCTACGTTTAAAAAGTATATTAATAGCATCACATACTTTTCTATCTTTTTCTTTTTTAAATATAGTAAACATATGTTTATCTATATATTCAGTAAAATAATCTATAAAATCTTTTAATTCTTTTTTACGTTGAGGTCTTCCTAATTGATGTAATACTCCTTCATCTTCATCAGCACTCATAACATCTACTGTAATTTTTTTCTTTTTATAATTATTATTATTATGTAATATAAGATAATTTTTTCCTACAATTGAAAAATATGAAAATGCTTTTGAACCTTTTTCAGGTTTAAAATAATCTAATTTTTCTATAAAAAAGCACATTACTTCATGTTTTAAATCTTCTAAATTATCTACTTCTGTATAATAAAATTTAAAAGTATGAATTAAATTTTCTGCTAGTTTATAAAAAGCATAATGTATTCTTGTAGAAAATATATGATCTCTTTCTGCTTTATTAGACGATGCTAAGTATTGTTTTATAGCTAAATCTGTATCTTCAGTGAAGTATCTTTTCTTTGATCTTTTTCTTCCTCTTTTTTTAGGTAATGGTCCAACTTTATATGTACTTCCTATAGCAGGAGAATCATCATAATGTGGTTTTTTAGGGATATTAAAGGGCATATATTTTTTATTTTAAAGTAAATTCATTTAAAGCATCTTGTATTTTTTTTATTTCTTTAAAAAACCATCCTATTTCATCATCAGAATAAAATATACCTTTTTCGTCTATTTGTTTTAATCTTTGATCACATGCTTGTATAGCATCACTTTGCTTTGATATAAAATCTTCTAAATTTTCGTTTTTTCTTAATAAATTATAAAGAGCAAATCCTAATATGATTGTAGTTATAATAAATATTATTGTTGTTATTATCCATCCCATAATTTAATCTTTAAAAAAAGAATCTATAACATCCAAAGTAGCATTGGATAGATTCGGATTATTTTTTGCGTTTATTTTTTTAGCATTTCTTATAGTTTTATCTCCTTTAGAACCATTTTTTGGTTTAGATTGTTTAGGTACAGCATCTGTTGCATTATTCCAAATTTCAAATTCAATTTGAGCGGCCATATGGTCTGCTTGATGCATTAATAATGGTAAATGTGATCTTAATTTAGTTTCTTTCATACCTGACATAAAGTAAAATTTATTACTTTCATCATATAAACCATCATGAATTTTAATTCCTATATATTCATTTTGGGATACTATACATCCTATTTGCTGTAATAAAAATAAAGATCGTTCTGGTATTTTCATTGCAGGGATATCAGTATTAAATTTATAAATCTGACCTAATTTATCAATATGCCATTGAGAGTCATTTGGTTGATAATATTCACCTTCTTGTTGGCCCATCTTGCCTAAATCATGGAATAAAGCGACAAAATGCATTTCTTCAATTGTATATGTGGATATATCGCCTCCCATTTTTTTCCACGTTTTATATAATTCATTTGCGCAATCATATACACGTAATACATGATCAACATAACCACCAGCAAATGCTGAATGATGCCAATTTTTAGCTGCGGCAGGCATCATCATTATTCTTTCTTCAAATTTGTTTAAAAAAGGAATAATTATATCTGATCTTTCTTTAGATATATTTGTTTTTATTTCGTTTAAATAACGATCCCAATTTTGTTGGATTTTTTCTGCTGATAACATAACTTAATTTTTTATTAAAGATTACCTGTATTTACAGTACCACTAGCTCCTAAACCTGAATTTCCTGGTCCTCCTGCTACGGTTATTATATTTTGTAAATCTTCAAATCTATCTTTTAATTCACCTTCTTTCATAAAAAGAAGAGCTTTTTTATTTTCTCCTCTTTTAATTAAAGTATGTAATTTATTTAAAGATACATCTAATCTATCTATAGATGTTTGTATTTGTCGTGAATATTTCATATTAAATTTTTGTTTTATATTTGTATGTAATAAGGGGATTTTTAAAAACCAAATTATTTGTTAGTTCTTATGTTAAGTCTTGCTGGAAGGGTTTTACCTGATGCATTTCTTACAACTATTTGGTATCTTAAAGGAGTTTTATCATCTTCTTTTGAAAGTATTGGACTATTAGTATCAATAACTACATCTAAAGCTTTAGTATTAGTACCAGGATATTTTATTTTTACAGCATCTGCGTTTAATTCTCCTACCATATCGTAAGCTCCTTGTTCACCATCTATATAGTGAACAAATATTTCTCCTTTTGTTTTTTCTCTTACATACCAATAACCATATCCAAATGAAGATGCTAATAAATTTTTAACTTTAGTTAAATCTACATCAGTTGACGATTCCCAGTCACTTGTTTCTCCTTTT